TTTCAGCATTTTTTCTTAAATTAGCTTCTTGTTGTCTTGTAGCACGCTGTACTAATATTTTTTCTTTTTTTTCAACTTTTGCATTATACTCGCCAACTTGCCTTGCAGCTTTAGCTGAAGCCATATTACCTTTGTAACCTAGAACAGCATCTAACATTACGCAACCCTCGCAAAACGATAATAGTCTGACCCATCAGGACCAAACTTCTTCATTAAACCTTCGTTCTCAAACCCTAGCCACTCAACATATCTTATGGCTTGCTTATCATCTGCATGAACGCTTGCCTGTATGCGTTGTAGTTTGTTGTCTTCTTGCACATGATCTAATAGCAAACTAGAATACTTGGCTGCTGCAAAAGGCATTTTGTAAGCATGGCTTGACATCATAAACCAGGCTTCGCCTACATTTTGCCATAATCCATATACGCCACCAATCATAAATACCTTACTTTCTAGCAATGCTGTGTACGCACTCAAACAAGTTTCTTTCATCATAGCTGCTTTTGAGCTTTCTGGAAAATGAAAATTTGTTTCAATCATATTCAAGTCTTCTTTTTCAAATTTCTTTATCTTAAGCATCAAACGTATTAGACCTTCTCATTATAGCTAATATTGTCATTGGCAATGGTTGTGTTTGCCTTATAACAATCTTTGCGTCATTATCATAGCCTGATGGAAAAGATATTTCTTTATCCCCAGTAAATAATGGCACAGCTTCATCCATAGCCATGCTACTATCTCTAAATGGCAATCTGTCAAGATTGCTTGTATCAGGACCTAGTTCTGCACCAACAGTCTGAAAGAATCTAGCTGTCACTCCATGTATTCTCTTTATCTTACCTTGTGCAATACCATCTTCTGCACCTGCTTCCATACGCAATGTTTCCAGTAATGATGTGTATCCATAGCCAACATGAACCTTAGATGCACTCCTATCTAATGTAATTGTACCATTGCTGACTGTTTTATCAGCGTGTGCGGCACCATCTGCTAAAATGGTTACTGTTTCACCCTCAAGATGATTTAGGCTTGTAATGGTCGTTGTAGCCGATCCGTCATATGTTAGTCCACTATCTACAAAGAAAGCATCTTCTACATCATCATTAAAATATAATGACTTAAGATATACAATGTGTCTTACAGTCGAGCCATCTATGGTTCTCTTGACACTTAGATATACTTGGTCTTCTGCACCACTAGGTATAGCTGTGATACTCTCTACCACACCACTGCCACCTAAACTATGCTCATGCCAACCCACTGTAGCGTTTGCTCTATCATATGTTAGACCTATAAGCCTTCCATCAGAGTGTACAAACCATAGCAATAACTCAGGCTCTTGCTGCCATACCATGTCAGTCAAGCCACCTCTAGCTAAATGATCTGCAAGAACAGTCAAATCAACACCCAACAATCCATCTGTGTCTAAGTCAAAGGTTATTTCTTTTACTTTTTCTGCACCCTTTTGTATAAGTATCGTACTATTACCTGCTCTTAGTGGTCTTACAGTTCCTGTACCAAAGGTTGTTTCTCTTAATACGTTTACGTTTGTAGGCGTTACTGGTTCCGATCCTGCACCACCTGATAATGTAAACTCAGCACTTGTAGTCAATAACTGTAGGAATCTAGCTGGTAATAAATGCTTTATGACGTTAACTTGATCTGATGCTATAGTAACGTTTATCGCATCATCATCATTTGTACCAGGTGTATGGTTCTCAAAATCAGCAGAAACACTACCAAATATTGTCTGTGGCTGACCTACAGTGCCTGCAAAATACAATCTTTCTTCATAGAAAGCTACTGCCCTTGGAAACTTCTGATCCCCATCAAATGCACCCAATGACCATCTTGTGTTTGCATTGCCTGATCCAACAGCACTATCTGGCAGTCTTGAGTTACCATACTGGTCTTCATGAACTGTAGCCGTTACGTTTTGTGCATCAGTAAATGCAGTTATTCTTACATGACCATTAGCATCATGCAGATATTCCCAATCAATAGAACCATATGTTTCAGTACCAGTTAGATGCACTGGTGCTGTATTACCACTTGTTTGCGTTGATCCAGTTACGTTTTTGTAAACATGACCATTGAACCTTACTGTAGCATTGTTTGCATAGCTTGTTGACGCTGCCCATTCATCATGCTCTATCTCAAGTATTTCACGAAATCTGATGTACCTTCCGACATCATCACTGCTAAACAAATTAGCTGAAGCTGTAACAGTCACACTACCTGTAGCTGCTGAAGCATATAATGTTGTTGTGGTTACGTTCTCATCTAGCCAAGGACCATCAATAAAATCAATATCTGACAAAGTAAAACTAGTAGCTGTAGTTCTTGTTAGCTTTGCAGGTTCATGGTCTTTATGTGCAAGAAACAATACATCTGCTGATTGTGCATAGTTAATCTCAAATATCTCAGTTACGCTGTAAGTCGTTGTAACTTCTACTATTTTTCCTACTGTACCACCACTTGTGTATGTGGTAAATGCAGAACTATTGATACCTGATAATTCAAATGTATTTGTTGTTTTGTTTGCAACAGTAAACTCTTTGTTGTTTACCTCTGTCATTCCAGCAACACTTGCAATAAACACTCTGTCTCCATTGCTTAGTCCATGTGATGCAGCCGTTACAACTGCTGGGTTTGCTTTGGTTATTGCTGTGATATTTGTTGTTGCTTCTGTAAGTATCCCACCATCTTTGAAAAACCTTACATAGTTTGCACCAAATTCTAATACATATGCCTGTTCGTCAGAAAATTCAAAGTTAATTAATCTTACTTTGCCACCATCTTTACTACTACCTGCATAGTATGTGCCTGGTCTTCTTGTTGTACCTCCTTGTGGAAACACAACCATATTGCTTAGATCTTTTACGGCTTCATTATATTTCTGTAAATCAATACGACCTTCTAAGCGTGGCGATATCTCACCTGCTCTGAAGTTGGTGATGATAGACGATACTCTAGCCATATTAGAACCTTGCGTTAGTGTAAGTATCTGCCTGTAGTTGTTCTGGATAACCCTCTAGTGCATCCATGCTTCTAGCTTCACTTAGTCTTGCTTGATATAATGAATACATTGATTGAGCCAAAGCATTGCTTCCTGTTATAGCATAAGCTGTCTCTGAAGCTAATCTATGAGCTATAGTGCTACTAAGCAAAGAATCATATAACTCTGTATCTGTTACCCTGCCTATATAGATTATAGAACAAGTGCTTTCATTTGATAGTATCTTTCTGCCTTCAATCTTATACATTACATTGCTATCATATGCTGCAATGTCATTATTTACGTTAGCATTCCAAAAAGATATAACCCTTAGACAATAAGGATCTGTAGGTAATGTAAACTGTGTTGAAAAACCAAATGCAGGTGCAGCACTATCTGCTGCCAATGATGCTCTTGTTATAGCTACGTTCCAAGAATGTGCTCTTAAAACTGCATCTCTTACTGTGTCAAATCTTCTATTACAAAGTCGTTCTTCTTTAGAGTTTTCTGTCAATGCAGTTATTGTAGCTGCACCAAGTAAATCCATAGCTTCGTTACAAATGTCTACGACTGACGGCATATCAAACTCCTAAAGGTAAGGAGCAGATTAACTGCTCCTCACAATGGTTTTAGTTAACAACATAGTGTATGACGAAAGACATATCACCTGCTGTGCCACCTGTTGCATTGAATGTTACTGCAACATAGTAGTAACCACCTGGGTCACTTGACTGACCAGCATCTTCCCAAATCTGTTGACCGATAGTGTTTATATCAGCAGCTTCGTTTCTTAACTCAGCTAATGCTGCACCATCAGCAACGGATGAGGCATATAGATCTTCGTCTATAACTGTTCCGTCTGATGTATATAGACCTACGTTGAATGTGCATGATCCACCTAATGAATCAGATCCAACCTGTAGTGACGAAATAGATGCGTTAGTTGGTATTGGTGCAAGCATAACAATATCATTGTCTGTGCTATCACCAGCGACTAAAGCTACTGTGCCCTGTGCTACACGCAAAACGCCATGTAACTCGTGAGCATCACTTGCAACTTGAGGACTAGCTTCAAAGTTTGCTACAAGTGTTGAATTTTTTGTAGTCATTTATTCACTCCCTTCCTTAAGCTGATTCATCACAGTCGATTTGTACTACTTTGGATTCTTCCATTCTAGTAGCACCAATGCTCATGCAGTAGTAGACCTGAGTAGAATAACCTTTATCTGCTCTCTCATCTATTCTTGCAGAAACATCTTTTCCAACACCTAAAGCAATACCATCTTCTGCCCAAGCAAAACATGATCTGATGTTAGATGCAATCGATAGTCTGTTTGTTACAATAAATTTGAACCCTAAGAATGTGTCCACATCACCTTGTACAAGAGCCTTCACTGTGTTGAAGTCTGAGCTTGTTACTGATGTTGTGTTCAATAAGGCTTCAATCTGATTAGGACCAACAGCAATATATCTTGGTATTGATGGGTCAACGTCAGCTAAATCTAAGATTTTTTTAGCTTCAATTAACTTAGCAATAGACATATCTGCACTACCATTTGCAATCTGATTAGCAGCAGCAAATGATGTTGATGTTGAACCTGTCTCGCCTGTAAAAGCTGTACCAAGTGCAGCAGAGATGATAACGTCATCCATTGCTCTACCCATTGCAGCAGCAGCTGCTTGTGCATAGGAAGATGTTGGATCGATTAACATTCTGACTTTATCCTGGTCATCAATTAAATCGGCATACTCATAGTCAGCTAGACTCACTCTTCTTCTTGCGTGAGGTGTGTCCATCTGTGGGGTGTCAGCATGGCGAGTGGTACGCAACTGAGCAGTAGCAACGCATAAATAAAAAAAAAAAGCATTTTTCCCTGTGATATTCTCCACACGAACTGCATCTCTTAGACGGCTTCCCATCTGCTGAGATAGCATCTGCACGTTAGCAGAATACTGTTGGACAAATGCTGTAGTTACTTGTGATGACATTTAAGTCTCCTTCGTAAAAGTTACATTTGATTTTATTTGCAGCGTGCTACCCTTTACGGACACTCCTAGTTTTTTG